AAGTTTATTACACATAAAATGGGAAATGATAAAGTCGAGCCCATCAATTGCCCCGTCCTCTGTTGAACGGGTTCAATATTGGTGCTGTCAGGATAGTGTAACTCCACTTCGTAGAGCACACTCCTCAAGATTCTAATGATCCTTGAGTCCTCATTGTTCGTTTCAAAAATTCTTTTTAAAGAAGCCTCAAAAGCTGCCTTCGTGTGCCGAATGTCCAACTCATCTGTCGCTGCGGAATAATCCCCGGAAACAAATAAGTCGAACTTATCGACCATAAGTGACTTCAGCCGTAGGTCGGAATTTATAAAATCCTCGACAACTAGCGGCCTGCCAGTTAATGCGAATTGCGGATACTTTTGAAGATGGCTCCATAAAGCTTTCTGATAGAACTTTGAATACCAGTACTGATATTCCGGACCCTTCGTAATCAAACGAACCTTAAGTGGTTCCGGGATTGCGTGGACGACTGCCTTACTACCTTCCTCTTCCAAAGAAGCTATAGCTTTAGCTTTCACCTCGCCGATGGTTGGAACACCAACCCCCCGGATCACAGACACTTCACCCGGAGCAAGTTCCGTCATTTGAATCAGATCATCAGGGAGAAATCCCAGTTCTTCACTCCTTATGAGTTCCCTAGCGCCGCCAGTACTTTTCTTCATCTTTAATGATGATGATTGACTGGCCTCGTAGAGTTTCTCCTTTGGAAACTTGAAGTCCTGAAAGATCTCATGATACTTTGATTCAAATCCGGCATCCGGTTTGAGCCCTCTCGGTTCTTTGCTCAGCGCCTTACTGTGCTTTAAATAAGCTTCCCCGATAAAACTATCAGGAACAGTAGCAGCGCCGTGTTTGACACCGTTGAGAATGCCCATGAAGAGTCTGGCCCACCTATCGTTACGGACAACGATCCTCGACTTTAGAAGTCTCTTTAACCCACCGCTAAATAGCGGATGACCCTCAAAACCGTCAGGTCTCAGAGGGACATCGTTCTCAAGAAACTTCGCCATAGGCCATGCAGTGACGTACTTAGCAAATTTAACAAATCTTGCTAAGGGCCAAACTGCTGCGATTTTGAAGACACAGAGCTGCATCTTTAAAGGTAGCGCCGGCATTTTTGAAATGCTGTCGCAAAGGACCTCTAAGTAAGCCAAGCCAAAGTAGACTGCATCATAAAATGATGGTTGTCCTGCTTTGGGCTTCCAAGTAGTCATCTTTGTCTTCTTATCGACTTTTGTAACAACAACGCCGAGCTCAGACTCAAACCTCTTTATCAGAGGTGAGTTGCTCTTGTTGGTTCTGAACGTTACATCCTTTCCTGGGCCACCCCGGGATAGGAACCTTTTAACCACATCGAGAAGTAATAAGCCAGTTATTGGTTTATCTTTACCTTCCGCGATGTTCTTATCTCTTTTCATATTGATAAGTTGCA